ACGGCGATGGGATTTTCCGTGCTGTGCAGCACTACCCAATCGACCTTGGCGCGGTTTGATTTTGTGTAGTTTTTGGCCAGGATTGTGGCCGACTTCGCTCGTTCCGCAGGCTTCGGTGATGGTGGGGGCGGCATCGTCGTGACGGCCCCTCGCACCACGTGCGTCGTCGTTGCGTAGTCGGCATGGCTGCTCCCTGCGTGCGCCTTGCTTGCGTTTTGCCACTTTGTCCCATCGGTACGCCACCAGCCGTAGATGAGCCCGCCAGCCGCCCAGTGCTTGCCAGCATTCGCCACGGGTTCGTCGATCCAATTCTTCGCCGCGAGGCGTGCGAAAACCTTCGCGTCGTGCAGACGCGCCCACTCAAGCGACGTCATATTCCCGTTGCGGAATTTGTCGATGCCAGGGACGTCGTTCGCGCGGATACCAGCCTCGGCGAGTTGCTCGGCGGTCGGCATCGTCGCGGGGTCGATGTGGAGCGCCACAACGTGCAGCGCGTCGAGCTCGTCGAGCGACGGGAGACGCGCGCCGTTCGCCGTGGCCCACTCGACGGCTGTCCGCGGCGTTAATCGAGCGAAGCAACTCGACGCGGAGTCCCACAGCGGGAGTCTCGTAATTTCGACGCCGCTCGGCAGCGCGAACCAACCCGAGGGATGAGGCGCCACGCAAGACAGCGGCGAAGTGAATGTCATCGCTCGACCCGAGCGCGCGGCGCACGATGAGCCGCAAAGCGATGCGCCCGCATACTGTTATCAGCGGTATTATGGCCGCAATTGCATTGCGCGCATCGAGCGTAGACGCGCGCGCAATCAGCGCACCGGAGCACGACGGTCGCAATCACAGGTTTATTGCCAGTCAAATGCCACGCTTTGTCGCAAAAACGGCCCTCAATGCGATCTTGCCGCGCGACTCCACCGTAGTGCGCGGGCGTCAAGGTAGACGTCACGGTTGCCACGCCGGGGTTGAGTGCGCGTGCAGCAACTGAGCGAACAACGCGAAACGTTTACGCGAGCCCGCCTTGCCACCATCGTTCGAGCACGAGCCGCTTCCGTAGGCCGCAAGGCGCTCTTCGACTGGCAGACGCCAGCACGCTAGGAGCGAACCACGCAAGGCTTTGAGGCCTACCGCCAAGAGCTTGCGCCTGTCGGCGAAGTGCTCCGCGCGTCCTGCGGAGAGCTGAACCTGGAGGATGCCCACAGCGCGCCCGCCGTCGCACCTCGCCGCGTAGTTGCGTCCCAGGTGCCGGCCTCGAAAACATGGCCCCTTGTCCGCGTCGAGCGCCAAGCCCGTCTCGCCGATAGCCATCGCAAGCACAAACGCCGCGGACTCGGGCCGCGTCAACCCTGGTAGCGGTTCGTGCGCCTGGACGACGAAAACGATGTCCTCGGCTATGGCGGCGTACCTCACGCGCGTCGCGTCGGCAGTCTCGTCGTAGCCCGGGAACCGCAACGCCTGCGACGGTGGCGCAAATTGAAGCGCCAGCGCGAGCAGCCACTCGACGACGACGGTCATTGCAGCGCCGCCGCGACTTCGCTCGAGCTCGGGAGCGCCAGCGCCCCTGGCAACGGGGAGGACGTCTCAGCGCCACCGATTGCAGTCCCGGCAACGACGCCAGCCTCGACGAGAAGCGCCGCGAGCTCGGCGTATGCTTTCGCGGCCTCCTGGCGGGCCTTTACGGGGTCCGCTTGCCCGGGTTGCGCCAAAGCCCCACTCAGCGCCGCCGCGCTCTCCCTGGCGCGTTTGAGCGCCGCGGCGATGCGAGGCTCCGTGTCTTGCTTTGGGTGGCGCGCGAAATAGATCCGCGAGCCCGCATCGGCCACGCTGATTGCGTCCGAAAGAAACGCCGCGCCTCGAGCGAGTTGGAGCGCGAGCTGCGCGCCACCGGCACACCCGAGGGTGAGCGCCGCGACAAGCCCAAGAGCCAACGCGCGCCTCATCATTCGACGGCCTTGGAGGCGACCTGCGGCTGCTGGAACAAATGCAAGACTGCCGATGCCCCAGCCAAGAGCGCCCCGATGGCGATTTGGCGCAACCCGATGCCAGCATGTGGCACCGCGACGTGGGCAATAGCCCCGCCGATAAATGCGGTGGCAGCAACTGAGGCCCAAGATTTCCAGTTCGTTTTCATCGAAAAGCTTTCGCGGCGAGAGCACCAAGTAGAGCGAGACAAGCCCCCACAAACACTGCGAGCAAGCTTCGCTTGACGTCGCCCGTTGCGGTCCTGCGGTCGCTTGCAATTTCCTTCGTCTCGGCTTCAACGTTGCCGATTCGCAACTCATGCAGCTCGATTCGAGTCGAACTGCCGACAAGGAGCGCCATCACTGTCTCGTGTCGCCTGTCCTGTTGCGCCGCTTGTTTCGCAAGCATTTCGCTCAAGTTTTCGCGTAGCTCGGAGATTGACGCGGCAGAGCGCGCCTCGTGAGCTTGAAACTTCGAGTCGAGCGCCGCGGCAATCGCTGGCGGTATCGGTCGGCTTGATGGCCTCGCCGAGGCCACGCTATTCAACCGTTCCAAGCGCGCCGCGGCTTGTCGCGAGCATCGCATAGAGTGCGAGCTTTATACCCCCGCGCAACTCGCCGTGCTCATCCACGGATGCCAGCTCATCAGCGCCGAACAACTCGGAGCCGTGTTCGACGACGACGCCGGCGCTCGTCTCAGAAACAAACTCGACGCGCATCACGTTTGACTCCGCGGCGTATGAAAAGCTCGTGATGCGGATGGCCGTTGCGACTGCTGCGGGTTGTGGCTTTGACAATTTGTAGGGCATGTTGGGATTTGCTCAGGAGGTGGAGTTGGTGATTAGGCCCAAATTTGCGAGCTCAGTAAGTAAGTTTTGTAGGGCCGAGTTTCCACCGCGAGAACCTGTTACCGTCGGCTTGGCAATTGGCGTAGTGGCGAAAAATCCTATTGACTGGCCGGAGCGCCCGATTTTTACCGACGTTGCCGCAATGGTTCCGATGTTAATAATTGCCGCAGCGTCGAGCGTCCATGACGTGGCCCCGCCTGTCATCGTGCTTGTCGCCCCGGGTACAATTTGAAGCCCGAGCACGGTGCCGGACGAATAAAACGACCAACTGCCAGCGCGCCATGCTTGAGCCGCGCCGTTAGAATCGAAAAACAACCTGCCGGTTCCGCTCATCTCTACGGACAGGTCAGTGTTAATCGGAGCGCGCACAACCGACGCAGCGCCGCCCGTGAACCAATTTGTCGCCGTACTGCCAATCGCGGCACCGCTACCGACAGCCGCAACCGTCACCTCGCCAGACGCCAGCCGCAACGCACCGCTTTTTGTTTCGTGGATTGTCATATTTTCACGGCAGGGTGGAGGTCAACAGCCAAATGGTGACGCTGCCCGCGGTTGCAGCGTTGAGCAGCCCGACGGTGCTTACCGCGGACAACAAAACCGGCGTCGTCGTGCTGAAGTTTTCGCAAAACAGCGCATGCGACAATTGCCCGACAGTTGCGCCCACGGCTTGGAAAACGTTGAAGGCGCTTGCATATTTGTCCACTGTTCCGGCGATGCCAACCGACACGGTGTAGCTCGCGATGGTGCCGCCGGCGAATGCGGTGTCGTGCTTTATCGCTACGGCGTGCAGTACAGTTTTCGCCGGCAACGTTGCGAGCGTGATCGAACTCGTCAACGCGGCGGCTGAAAGGCTTGCAAATGTCGCGGTGTATGGAGTCCACATAAAATCATCAGGTAAAAAGAACCAAGGCGGCGAGACACAATCGATGGAGAAGGTGATCATTGTTCACCAGTGCACCAAGAGGCCGGTCGCGGTGGTGCCAACCGCAATGATTTTCGCGGCCTGGATTTCGCGCGACTGACCGCCGTAAATCGGGACAGTCACGTTCACGCCGTCGCCGCGTTGAACGACGATGACGCCAGCAACGCCCAGGGCCGCGTTTTGCACGGTGATTCTGATGCAGGTCCGCTTGCGGCCCTTCGGATCGTTTGCCAATAAATCCACGTCGGCGACGATGGCCGGGAACGCAACGTAATCCGGCGACGAGTAAAGTTGGCTGGAGGCGCTCATTTCAGCTCCGAGGTTAGCGCAATTCCCTCGCTACCGCTTTGATAGTTTTTGGCGATGTTAGGCGGCGGGCCTCGACGTACCGGTAATAAAGCTCCAGACGGCCCCGCGCTTGCCGGCGGCGGGTAGATGCCTTGGATGGCCCGCATTGATTGAGGCATCAATAGCGGGTCCGTTGGAATGCCAAGTAACAGCCCGAGCTGCGTGCGCGTTGCGACGTTTGGCGCGCGCCCCTCGGCTTGCAATTTGGCGAGCTTTTGAACGACGCGCGCTTGCATGTCCGCAAAAGTCGCAGGGTAAACCGTTCGCACGGCGTCAACGGCCTCGGGTGAAAGCTTGCCGGATGCAACGTCGTCAAGAAGGCTTGCGGGGTTCTCGACGGTGCGAAGGCGCACAAGCCAAGTTTGAATTTGCGCGCGCGTAGGCGGGAGGTCTTGCGCGTAGGGTGTGGGAGCTTTCAAGCCCTTCGGCAAATTGGCGTTGAGGTAGTCCACCTGGCGCACGGCTGTTTTGACGGCCTCGGTTCGCGCTGTCGGCGCTTGCTCTGCCAGCCACTCGGTTTGTTTTGCGACCTGTGCCTCAATAGCGGGGAGCTGCTCTGCGAGCTTGCGAACGCTTGCGGCTTTGGCGGCGAACGCTGCCGCAGCAACGCCGGTTGTCGGCGCTCGTTTAACGGCAACGACGGACGTTTTGCCGATAGCGTCGGCGGCTTTTGTGACGCCCGCGGCAACCGTCCCGGCTTTGCCCTCGGCGATGTTGTCGAGCATCTCCGCGGCGCGCAAAACCGTGCGCGTCCCGAGCAGCGGTGAGATCCACTTCGGCAAGAACCCAACGCCAGCACCAAGGTCTGCGAGCGTCTTTTGAGCTTTTGCGATTTGCGCGCCTTCAATGAGCTTTTTTTGCAAGCGCACGTTAAGCGCCGCCAATTCCGTCATCTCTGCGCGGTGGACTGGTAGCTCGCTCAAATTGCCAAATTCAAGCGCTGCTTTTTGCCATTGCGTTTGATCTGCGATTTGTTCGATTAGCGCTTTGTAAGCAATATTTTCTGTAGGTTTTGTCGTCGCGGTAATGTTGGAAAGAATCGATTCAGGGTTTGCGACGCGCCCACTTAGCCACGGGTTTGTGGGGTGCGCCCCGTAACTGGTGCCGTGGTACCACGACTGCATAACCATGCCCGACTTGTCAAACGACGCGGCCATCGGCGCGTTCATGCGCCGATTTTGGGCCCCCGCCGCGCCCCATATCGCCTCGTCTTCAAGGCCGGTGCGAAGGCGCCCGTACACCGGCTCGAGGATGTCGGTTAGCAGCCGCCGGTGCTGCGCGCCCATGTTGGGTAGCCCTTGGAAATTCGACGTTGTTCGGCCCACCGCGCGCTTTGCGCCGACATCAAGCGCTTTGTACGCGGCCTCGGCTCCTTCAGCGCCGCCAAGTTCCAACGCCGCGCCAACTTCGCGTTGGGCGAGCAACAACTCGTGCCTTAGTTGCGGCAATCCGGTTTGCGCGTACTGTTGCTTGCCTTCGAGAATTGCCCTGTCAATGTCGTCAATTGATTGCTGAAGCGCTTCAGTTGCAAACGCCCGCTGCCCTAGCAAGCTGTCCGCGTCGGACGACACCAGGCCTTTATAGGATGCGATTTTTAGATCGCCGTTGCGAATCAGCGTTGCCGTTTTTTGTTCAAGCACCCACTTGCGATCTAGGTCCGCTTGGATCGATTCGGGTTGCGCTTTAACGAGCAACCCGCCCTCGGGTTGTTTGCCCGAGACAAGCTCTGCCAGGCGCTTTTTGCCGTCGAGCGCAGCGGCACGCGTCTTGGGCTCGGCCAGGCGCATCGCGTCGTCGAGCTCGGCCCCCTTTAGGCCAGCCATTCGGCCTTTCACTTTGAGCAGCGTTTTTGCCACCGGACGGCTGACACCTGGCGGTGGCGTCAGCGAATCGACGAAGGTTGCGGCGGTTACGTCGTCTAGCGTCGTGGCTGCACTCGCGCCGAGCGGGGCAACTTCGCCCGCCGCAGGCACGGCCTCGAGCACGTCGCCGAGCGGCTCCGCTGCGCTTACCTCGCCAAAGTTTTGCGCGTGCGCTAGCCGGCGCCTAAGTAGCGGGTCACCGCGAAGCGTAGCGTCGTCGAACGGCGCAACCGCGCCCAACGGTGCCGCTTCAAGCGGTGCGACCGCGCCGACAGGCACGGCCTCGAGCACGTCGCCAACCGCGCCAACGGGCGCTTTGACGGCCCCGGCTTCAAGCGGCGTTGCCAAGTCGGCAAGCGGTGCCTCGACGCGTCCTGCGGCCTCCTGTGCTGCCGCCGGTGCGCCCCGGCGAGCGACTTTGCCAAGCAACCCAGCGCCGGCCCCGATGCCGCCGCCAAGTCCAAACCCGAGCGCGCCACCAGTTAGGCCCGCCGCGGCAATCTGGCCAATGCGTTCGCCGTTGAGCTGGTTGTCAAGCGCGAGTTGCCCCGCTTCGCGTCCAGCGCCTTGTAACGCCCCTTCGGCGGCGCCCTGCACCCCGAATCGCAACGCGGTGCGCCCGATGCCTTGGGTGGCCCCCTCGGCGGCGGCAAGGCCTAGCCCCGCGACCGCGCGCTCGCCCGCTCGCATCGCAAGCGCCGCTGGAGCTTGAGCCGCGATGCGAGCGGCGAGGCTCCCGATGATTGGAGCCGCGCCAGCCCCGCCCGCTGGCGCGGTCGCGATGGCCGAGGCGATGATGGGCGCGACAGCACCGACGACCTCGGAGCCGATTGACAGCCCTGGCTCGAGCTCTTGGTACGCTCGCAACCGCTCCCCGAGCCCGAGTTGCGAGGCGAGAAGGTCCGATCCGCTGAGTGTCGCGCCGCGTAATGCGCCGCCGACCACGGCCCCGACCTTGGCCTCGATGCCGCCGTATTTTTCGCCGAGTTCAGCTTGCGCGACCTCTTGCGCCGTTGGGACGCCGTAGCCCTCGTCCTTGGCCGCGGCGAGGTCGGATTCCTCGACATAGACGAGCTTGCCGCTGAGGGGCTTAAGGACCGGAACGCGGGCCATTATTATTTACTCTCGTACGATTTCACGGGAGCGGCACGAGACGCACCGTCGCGGCGCACTGCGCCCGCGGCTTTGAGGTGCTGCCGCACGGAGTCGGCCGCAAGTTTTGGGATTTCATGGATAGTCGTTGCCCATGCGTCTTGGCCGAACGTGCGTGGTGGCGCCGTCACCGTCGCTTGCGCCCTCTCTTCCGTCGGTGCCGACGGGTTGAAGCCGCCGCTGTTCGCTTTCGCGAGATTAGCGGCGAGCGCGCCACGAATAATTTCGCCCCGCCCCGCCGCTACCGATGTTCCAACTAACTGATGCCAGCCGCCCTTACCAAGTTCGACCAACGACTCGGCTTGGTTCTGCGTCGCTGCCGCTGCCGCTGCCGCGCTTTGTAAATCTCTCGCGGCATCCTTCGGGACGAGATAGTCCACGCCTTCGAACGACACCACGCCTTGCGTTTTTCGCGTCTCGCCTTCGCCCCCGGCTTCGCGCTCGGCCTTCACCGTATCGGCTCTGTCCCGCCTCATCTTGAGGTCTTCTCGCTCTACCGCGCGCTCTTTCGCGAACGCCTTCTCTTCTGGCGTAGCCCCGCCACCACCACCGCCGCGATTCGCCGCCGCGATGCGTTGCTGCTCGGCTTTCGCGTGGAGCAGTTGAACTTCGTTGTCGCCTTTCTTGCTTTCGAGATCCAAATGCTCCGCGAGCTTCGTCGCGTTCGCACGAATCGCCTCGGTGCGCCCCTCGTTCGCGAATCGCAACGCCTGCGTTTTTAGCACGTCGTTTTGACGCGCCCTCGTGAACTCCGCGGCTTGCTGGTCGTCCCCGAATTGCTGGCGCGCGAGGCCGTAGATTGACTGCGCCGCGCCGAGCGCGCTCTTTTTATTGTCGAGGTTGGCTTTTTGCGCCGCGATATCGTTGTCAATTGAATTTTGCAACATGGCGAGCGCGTTATTTTTGAGACGCCCGCCGCTGTAGCCTTCGGCGTAACCACCGAGCGCAACGGCCAAGAGCGACAAGACGTTGCCGAATGCGTTGCCCTTCGAGAAATACTGCGACGGGTCAATCTTTGTCGCGGCAATGTCGGCTTTCATCGTGTCCATTTGTGCGACGCGATTACTTTGCGACGCGTCGAACTCGGAGCGCATCTTTTCGTAGCTGGCAATCTGTTCTCGCTCGGTAACTGCCGCGGCCTCTTGCGCCTTCGTGTCCCGCTCGAGCGCGTTTGCGAGGCTCGTTTGCTCGGCCCCAGCGGCCACTAAATCGGCTTTGCGCTTGGCCGAGTCAATCAACATGCCCTCGCCGGTCAAGCCCAGCGGCGTGGCCCCGGCGCGAGCTTTCGCGGCTTGGTACGCTGCGATTTGTTCCGGCTTGAGTTTGCCCGAGGCGACGGCGGCGTCGTACTTCGCGGGGTCGAAGTATGTCCCGCCGTACTCAGCCGCAATCGGGCTTGGAGCCGCTACTGGACGCGGCGCGTAGACCATCGGTGCGCGTGCGATGGGCTGGGCGACTGGCAACGAACCAAGGCTGTACGTTTGAGGCTGCTGAATAGTTTCCTCGGGCTGGATGCTTTGCCCCGAATACAGATCTGGAAGCGACAACCTGCGCCTTTCGTCGTCGTTGATAAACCCGTCAAAGCCTCCTTGCCCGCCTTGATTACCGCCCACCACGTAGCCGCTTGCGCCGCCTTGCCCGCCTTGGTATTCACCCGCCATTACTTGCGAGCCTCAAGCTTCTTGACGCGCTTCCCGAGCTGCCCCGTCATCGCAAGCAGCGGGCCGGTGGCCTTAACTGGGTCGAGCTGTAGCCCTTGCGGCGTCGACACAACCATCGGCGCGGTTGTTGGGTTTGACGCCATGTCCTGCGCCGTGACGCCAAGTTGACGGCCTGGAATGCCGACGCGGGTTTTGTAGTCGAACGACTTCGGCTTTGTGGCTTCGAGCGCGGACTGCGCGGCGTAGTCGTCGAACGAGCGCACAACCTCGGCGCGTTTCGCGGCTTCCGGTGCGCGCGCGCGACCCTCGAATTCTGCCGCGCGTTCGTTGAAGAATTGCGCCAGCTTTTGCGATTCATCGGGCGCCGCCCCGTACTCATCATCCGAAATGCCCTCAAATTGCGTTGGCATCGCCTTGGCGACGATGGCCGCTGCTCGCGGGTCAATCGCGCGTCGGATGCCTAGATGCTCGTTTGCCATGGCGCGCTGCGTTTCGGTGTACCGTCTAGGTGTCGCCGTGATTGCGTCGGGCGGGAGCTGCACGTCCCCGCGGCGCTTTGGCATTGAAAGCGGGGCCATTAGCTGTTGCGGCGGCATCATATAGCTGCCGTCGGCGAGACGCACGGGCTTGCCTGAGACGTCGGCGGGGTTCGGTGCGTCACCCGCGACTGCGCGGTCGCGCTCGTTCAGGCTCGCGGTCAGCGCCCGCAAGCGCGCGGCTTTGATATCATCAAAGCTTGTCGTGTCGGCGTCGTGCTCGTCGCTGTAGCCCTGGAGCTGCTCAATCTCGTCGTCGTCGCTTGCGGCCGGCTCGTCGTCACTCAGCGGCCTTTTTCGCGCGTAGCCCGCGGGCGTATTGTAATATCTTTTTGCGGCCTCGCGATTCGCGGGCATCGCTAAAGCTTCCATCAATTTGTCTGCTGCCATGCCGCCGTCTTTCATGTTTTTCTTCTGCCTCTTGTCGGACATTAACGTTTTTCCGACTACCCCGGCCACTCCGGTCACAGCCCCCAGCACCGCGTTTTGCGTCCTGGTTTCGTCGGCTTCTTTTTTAGCCTGCAAGTCGTCTTTGGCTTGCTGATTAAAAGCGTAATCGCTGTACGACTGCCCGAGTTGTTGGCCTTCAATCCCGCTTTGCGCCATGTCCTGCGCCCCGCGTTGCTGCAAAAGCGCAAGCCTGGCTTTGCGCGCGTACGCGGCTTGTTGCTCGCGAATTCCAGCGGCTGCGCCGTAGCCTTGTGACTCGAGCTCCGCGTTGGCCTGGCTAGCGCCGCGCGCCATAGAGGGGTCGTAGCCGCGTCGGCCCGCTTGCGATTGGGCGAAGGCCTGCTGTTGTTGCAAGCCTTGCCACAGCTGCCCCTCCGGCCCTTGCGTGGCCTTCGGCCCCATCTCTGGCGGCACGATTGTCCCGAGCGCGTCGTCGTAGAGCGCGCCGTAGGCGTCTCGGCGGCGTTGCTGACCTTCGGGGCGGGCGTATTTAAAATCGTCGATCATTGTCATTATTTAGCTCCTACGCCTTTGGCCCGCCCAACGCTTGCCCAGCGTACCCGAGTCCGGTGTTCGCCGCGCCCAACACCGCTTCGCCGAATCGCCTGTCATCCGCGTCTTGCCGCGCCTGGACGCCTTGTTGCAGCTGATATTGCTGCTGCGCCGCGCGTTTCGCGAGCGCTTGTTTCCGCAGCTCTTCAGTCTGCACCGCTTGGCCGTAGTCGATCTGCCGCATATGCGCCGCCAGCGCCGCGTTGGTACCCGCCTCAAGCGCCTGCTGCCCCTGCTGCGCGCCCTGCATCGAGGTTTGCAACGCCTGCCCTGCGCCAGCAAACTGCGCGCCTCGAGCTGCTAGCGGATTCCCACTAGCCGCGGCCACCGCCGCTTGCTGCATATCCTGCCCCGCCGCGAGCCTCTGTCCCGCCTGCATCTCGCCGCTCATCGCCGCTTGGCGCATCGCTTCAGCCGCGGGTATCTCCTCGGCGTAACGGGCCTCGAGGCGCTTACGCTGCTCGGCCTCGTAGGCGTCGCCGTACATTGCCCCGGTGGCGTACCGGGCCTTGCTCATTTGCTCTTCATACGTGAGCGGTTCGCCTACAGCCTTGAATGCCATTTCTTAATTCCTCTGCTGCGTCCCGGGCTTGTAGAGGCCTTGTTTGCCCGCGAGCTCGACGGTGAATCCGGTGCAATCGTAACCCTGTCCAGTTGTCGAACCAGCGCTCGCCGTGTCCTCGATTCGCAATTTAAAAGACGTGCATTTCTGCGCCTTCACTCGCAAGACTTCAAGCTCTACGAGTTTCTGATTGTCGATAGTGGCCTCGCCGTAGGATTGGATTTGCGTCGGCGTTGTCGAGTCAAAATCCTGGTAGAGCGAAATCGTCAAAGTGTGCCGGTTGTTTTTCTTGCACAACGCGGCCACTTGGCGCACGCGCTGCAACCCGCTCTGCTGCGTGGCTTGAAGCCAGCCCGTTTCAATTTTCATCGGCACGTACAGGGTCGAGCTGTCCCAGTAGCTGGTTAGATCCTCTTTGTAGACGATGCCAGCGCTTGACAGGACGTAGTAGTTTTCCTTGTGCATTGTCGCGCCTACCGGATCAAGAACGCCCGCCGCGGTGCGGACGTCCCACCGGCTCCACGCGCCTTGGGCGAAATCGTAACACAGGACGACTCCGGTGCTGGTTACCGGGTTCCGCAGCGTAAACCGAACGTGGTTGTTACGCGGCACCAAAACGCCCGAGGTGCATTCGGTAAACTCATCGGTGGCGTCGAGAATTGCCGCGCCGATGAAGTTAATCTGCAAGTCGCGCCCGAGCACCATCATCCCGGCTTGCGACTGGAAGAACAGCCCCGCAGGCGTTTCGACGACGCTTCGGACGTCAACGCACCCTGCGTCGGAGCTGATAAGCTGGAGGCCCGAAAAGTCGTTGTTGCGGCCCCCGTCGTCGGGGCCAGTCCCGGCCACCGCGTAGATTTTGCCAGCCGTAAAAATGATGGTTTTGTCGTCGAGCTCGCCGAGCGCCGTGACGTGCTCGCCGCCCGGGATGATGAACGCAAACGCGTCGTTGAACTCGGGCGCAATTGCAAGTTGGTTCGCAGTCGCGGCGTTGTAGAGTTTCGAGTACTGCACACGGTCACGGCGAAAGAAGCCCGCGAGCCACACGCGTTTTGTGCCCACCATGACATACGCGGCACCGTCGGGGCCGGCGGCGTCAACCTCGGCCCCCGACTGCGTGTAAAGGGCGTCGAACTGCGCGCCGGTGTCGCGAATGACGGGGAAAAATTGCGTCGCCTCCGAGTCAAACGTGTTTGTTAACGGCGTCGAGCACCGTTGAAACACCCCGTCTTGGTCCGCGCGGAAAAGCGCCACTTGGAAACGCTTGCCGCTGAAGTACCGTTGCGATGGGCCGAGCGTGTAAAACTCGACTTCCACGCGCAGGTTTGGCCCCGCTACAGTGTGCGTGACCGAAGGGCCGGGGACGCTGCGCGTCAGGTTGCCCTTTTCATCGTAGCTCTCAAAAACGCCAAGATAAGTGTACGTTCCAGCAACCAGTGTGCTGGTAACGTCGGCAACCGAGGCCGTGCGGACCACAAAGGGGCCGCTGGCAAAACCGAGCTCCGTCACGGCCTGGCCGGTGTAATACCCGACGCTAGCCCCGCCAAACGTAGTCCCGCTTTGCGACGCGGAGCCTTGTGAAACCTTGCCGTTTAGGTCAAGGTCCACGATGTCGCTCGCAAGCGTCGGCTCCTGGCTTGGAGCGTCGGCAGTGATTCTGTGCGTCCCGTACCGATACTCGGTTAGGACCGTGGCTTTCCGCTGAACGGTTTGAAGCGAACCCGTCGGAAGGTTGCGAAAGCTTTTAACAAGCGACGGCGTAACGCCGAAATTGTACCGGCCCACGGGGGCCGTTAGATGGACAAACGAATTCTCCTGGAAAAGATCAAATATTACCTCGGAGCAGTACCCGTTGCTGCCCGAGGGGTACAATGGCCGCGCCGCCACGAAAAACCTGTCGTTTGCGGACCACGGCTTAGATACGGCGCCGCAATTTCTGACGGTTTTGCGAGACGAAAAAGCCGTGTTTGTGGAATTTGTTGCGTTGATGTCGAGGTTGTAGAACGTCGGCGCTATTCCGTTGCCTCGCACAACGACCGTTACTACGCGGTCGTCGTTTAAAGCTTCGACGACGCCTAGCTGGTACGGTTGGTAACCCGAGCTTGGTACAAGCCAGGACCAGTTGAGCACTCCGTTTTCCGTGTACGCTTTCAAATAAACGTTATCGGCGTCGTCTGCTGCCAGGATGTAGATTTGCCCAATCCTCGGCCCGTCGGCTATCGCGCAGTACATCCACGCGCGGCCTACGGCGGGCAGAATTACCCATGATGCGTTCGTCGCGGCGTCGCTCATGCGCGCTACGTAAATCTCGCTCCCACCTCGCCGGACGTAAGTATATGCCCACTGGCCCGAAAAACCCGTCGGCCAAGTGCCAAGCGGAGTCGAGTCGTGCGTGCGAACGTTGCCTGTTTCGTCAAACACGTACGCGGTCAAATCTGCGTGCGTAATTGACACAGCCGGCGCGGTTGTTGGGGTTAAAGACGACCAGCGGTAGAATTGCAACGTTGTCGTCGCGAGGCGCTGGACACTAATAAAAGCCACGCTTTCACCAGCCCCGGCCCCGGCCCCGGTGACGACGCGAGCGCCGCCTATCTCGGCGTATGCCGCGATTGGATCGGACGCGATAATCGTAGTGGGTTTGATTTCGTTCGCGGCGTTCTCAGCCTCGATTTTGTAAACGAGGCTCGTCGCAAGGCCCGTGGACAGGCCATTGACGACAAACCGCAACGTCGTCGCCGCGTGGATTGCATAGCCGGCAACGTGCGCGGTGTCGCAACTTTGGACGCTTAACGAGTCCGAGAACATAGGGCGTTCCGCGCCCGTAAAGGGGGCAAGAGCGCCTTTCTTAAACCAAGACGGGGCAAGGCTGGCGTTCCCCTCAATAAGCGCCCACAGGCTGCGGTTGCCACGAATTAGCAGCTCGTCGCCCGACGACAGCAACCCCTTGTCGGTGCCCTCGTAAGTGTAGCCGGTGGCAGTCACCGGCGTGAACCCGTGCCGCTTTGTCAGCGCCCCGCCGCGCTTGTAATAGGCATTCGTAGCTTGCGCCAGGCTGTCGGGTTGGCGAAGGCGCTCGTCAAGCTTCTGGTTGAGGCCAGTTGATAGCGGGATAAATATTGGCTGGCGTGGCATGTTAGAAAATCCACACGTCAACGGTGATCGTTATTGCGCCAGAATGCACCAGCGTGACGTCGGTGGACGTCAATGCCGTTTGCGAGTTCACGAACACCCCGGGGCCACCGATTGCTTTAGTGACAATGAAACCGCTCGGGACGTGCCCGAGATTGTGCGCTAATTTGACGCCGAAAAACGCAGGTACTGCAACGTCGCGGAGCCACACGCCAACTGCAAAAGGGAGACGATTCGCGTCGCGTCGTTGCGAATCCACGGCCTCGGCGAGCGCTACTTTCGCAAACGAGTCCGACTGAGGCCGCAAGCCTTGGAGCGGAAGCACCCGCGCGCGCGTCATGCTTGCCAGCGATTCCACGGCGCGTAATTGTCCCAGTCCCGCATCGTGTCGCCCACAATTTCCGGCATCCCTGCGTCTCGAGCGCCGGCGAGCTTTGCGATCTGTTGCTCGAGCTGCGCTCGCTGCGCCATGAGGCCATTCGCCTGTTCAAGCGATTCCTCCTTGTTGAGCATGTCGATTGCGGCGCCGTAAATCGCCCAGTCTTCCCAACCGTTCACGCCGTCGAACACGTCGCCGTCAAGCACCAGGGGCACGAACGCGGGGACGTAATGAAGCGTGAAACTGTGGCTCGCGTTCGTCACTGCGGGCCTAACTTCGAGGTTCGCGCCCATAAGCCTATATCGATAATCGTCGAGCTCGGCGTTGCTCGTGTTCTGTTGATAAACGAGCGACGCCCACTGTTTCAGATTAAATTTCGGCACCCACACAACGCGCCGCCCGTCCGTTGCTGATAGCGCAAGCAGCGCCATGAACGACGGCACCAACAAGGGTAGGTAGGCGTTCGAGCCGCCGATAACAAACGACGTTGTTGCGGCGTAATACTCATCGCCGCGCGCAATGATGAGCAAATTGTATAGCTGCTTCAGATGGCGGTTCACGCCATTCGTTAGCTCGGCGTCGGTCACAAACGCCGCGGCCTGATTCGAGGTTTGCATATCCGCGAGTTCGCGGGCGCGTGAACGCATGTCGAGTAGCGAGACGTTCGCGGACATGCAGACCTCCTAGCGTCAGGTATCGTAGCCGTAGAATGCGACGGTGTTGATCGAACCGGCGGCGTCGTTGGCTGCGCCCGCAGCGTTCACAATTTGAATCGTGATCGTGTTCGCAACGGTGCCGCCGGGAACGGTCGCGCTCACGTTGGCCGCAAAACCGAGAACGCTGTTAGTGTTTGCCAGCGCGTGAACGCGAGCGTAACGCCGTTTCAGGGTAGCGACGTAGACGCCGACGCCAGTTCTTGCGACCGAGGCAACGATGCCGCCCGGGTCGTCCTGCACAGTCGGCGGCGTGTTCGCGGTGATGCGAAAGCTCCCGACAGTTACCCCGCGCGCGTGAGCGTAGGGATGGTAGAGGCCTTTTTCGGTGGTGCTCATATTTGCCTCACGCGAGCTGGTAGGTCACTTCGACGAGGAGCACGCCGACCGCTACTCCGGTGCCCGGCTTAGTAACGTTCAACGCAATGCGCTGGTTTGCCGCGAGCGCGGAATTCAGACCAGAAGCCACGGCCGTTGCAGTGTTGACCACAAGCCCGGTGACGTTTGTGCTGCGGCTTCCAAGCGGGGTGCCGCCAAGTGCGCCGCCCGCAACGTCGCCAGTCTGAAGCGCAAGCGTAGCGTAGTTGGTTGCGTCTGCGGTCGATGCAGTTTGCGGGACAACGTTGCAGCTGTTAATGATGATCGGGACTTCCGACACCATTAGCAGATGCTGAGTCAGCGTGCTAGCGGCTGCGTCGGCTGGCAACTTGATGCGGACGACGCGCGTGCGAAGCGCGTAGTCCACATCGCTTGGAACGCCCAAAGCGTGCGCGGGTGGGATGATCAAATCTGTGCTGGTTTTGATTGCCATTTTCTTATCCTCCTACAGAGTTCACACGCCGTCGAAGTCAATAACAACGTTATCAACGGGACGTTGGCAAATCAGGTTGCCGTACATTTTCAAGCGGAACTCGATGCCGTCGCTTGCGGACTCGCGAAGGAACCGGCGCCCATCTTCCTCGGCGAAATGCGGGGCATCGCCGAGCGTTGCGAATTCCCATGCGTCACGGCGCGAGAGCAGGCCGAACGCGTAGGGGCACGTGGGGTCGTCGAGAACTGTGATGTTTCCGGACGAAGTGATGAGGTTGAAGCCCTGAAAGCCAACCTTGGCCTTTCCGGCCGATTGGACATCGACGAAGGCCTTAGCCTGCATCGACTTCTGGAGCTCGCTTGCACGCTCGGAATTCATCCAAACCGTGTCGAATTTCCCACCGTTGGTGCGGCCTCGAGCAAGGCTGTCAAAGATAACCTCCTCGATTGTCTTCGCGCCGCCGCGAACACGACCGCCGGCCAAACGCACCGGGTTTACCGAGCGGTCTACGCCAAAAAACGGGGTAGCCGAAGGGCTCGCAACGGGGATCCAAGCAAACACGCCGCTCATGCAATTTGACTGACCGATACCGGCGAGGAAGTCGCCCTGACGAGCAAACAAGTCGGTTGCAATCGGAGCCACTGCGCCGCCCTGGAGGGTCAACGTTACGGTGCCCAAGTCGATATCTAGTGCCGTCACCAAGAACGTGCCGGCGTAAATTACGCCAGCCGCGCTCTTGTTTTCGATCACCATACCGACCTCGAATTTGACACAATCGCGACGGTCGGTGAGCGTGACGACGGGGCCAGCCGCAATCGTCAGAGCGACGCCGCGAACACCGCTGCCATCGCCCCAAACCTGGACGGCCATCGAACGGCCGAACTCGTAGCCCGCCGCGTCAACCTGGGTTTTGATCGCTTTGGCGATTGCACCCTTGTTGCTCTGCGAGGCCATCATCGTCTCGTTGTCGATGCTGCCGAGTACGTAGTCCTTCTTACGGGTGACGTTGAACTTCGCAAGGCTCGGGGTGCTTTTCCCGTTCAGCGCCGTGCTGAAATCGGTGCTGCCGCGGATGCCGGAAAACATTGCGTTCGATTGACGCGACGCGCCTTCGAAATCGTATGCCTTCGGCACCCAGGCGAGGAACGGAGCCTCGGGAAACCAAACCTCTTCGAGCGAGTCAGGGTAGAGAATTTTGAGGGCAGACGAGAAACTCGTCATGTTTAGAGAAGCCATAAATCACGTCCTTTTCTTAGCGGCTCAGCCGTTGGACCACAGAATTTTAGTCGCTTCGGCCAACCGCTCTTCGGGCGTAAGCGCCCTGCGTTGCGCCCCGCTTTCGGCGGCGGCTGCGTTGGTTGGGATATGCCGACTTGCGCCGTTGCGCGGCCTTGTGGATGCCGCGGGTGTCCCCGTCCGCTTGCCGCCGTTAGGCGCGGGGGAGGAGGCACCCCGTGCCACGACTCTATCAGAAATATCGTAGTCGTCTAGCGTCGATTTTACGATGCGATCCACCGCTTGCAAAACCTCGTAGCGTCCAACCTCTTCGCCGCGCGCGACGTAGAAAGCCACCGCGTCAGCCATTCGTCGCCCGAGTGCAGCCTCGGACAGACGCTGGAGTGACGGGAATTCGTTGGCGTATGCGCTCGCCAACTCGACAAGGTTTGCCGTTTCGGTGGTCGTTATCTCGGCAACCTGTTGCTGGTAATCCTGCGTCGCCGCGGCCTCGGTGCGGGCGTTGCGCTCGGCGTGGAGCTCGGCGCGAAGCTCCGCTACCTCGCGTGACGCCGCGGACTCTTGGCGCGCTTCGTCGCCGCCCAGGTAGGCGAGCTGCAACCGCTGGAGGTACTCGTGCGGCTGGATACCGGCGAGCGCGGCCAGGCGCTCGACAGCCGCGATCGGGTCTTTCGACATCAACGTCGCCACCTCGCGCGCTGTCGCAGTTTCGCCCTCAAGCGCGGCATGCCGAACGTCCAGCTCTTGTTGGCGTTTGGCGTTTGCGGCCTGCATTCGCCTGGCGGTCGCCCACTCTCCCGCGGCCTCGCGAAGTCCGCTTTTCGACTTGGCCTCTTTTGCGCCCTCAACCTTCGGCTTGGCGTCCCCTTCCGCGGCCTCTGCGTCGCCCTCTGCCGCGTCCCCGCTGTCGGGTGCTGGCTCCGTTGGCGCGACTTCATCGGCATCGTTTAGGAACGCCGTAGCGGCCGCGACGCGGGCGTCGGCCTCGCTCGAGCCGGTGGCAACGACCTGCGAAGTTTCGACTGGAGTGGGTTGGGTGGTTTCGCTCATTTTATCAGCTCGGCATCGGCATCGGCATCGGCGGCATTCCTTCGGGCATCGGCGGCATCGGGCCAGGCATTGGCCCCGCGCCTAGCATCGGATCCATTGGCATCGGTGGCATCGGCGGCATTGGTGGCGGTCCCGCGGCTTGCTCCTGGAGCAGCAACACGTGCGACAGGAACTGCCGCAACAAGTCCACGCGCTCCTCGGGGATATCGTCGAGCTCCGCGCGCTGGATGGCGAGCGCTGTTTCTTTCAACGCGAGCGCGAGATCCATGACTGGCTCGGGTGGTAAATACACGTCGTCGTAAAGCATTTTTGCGATGCGTTTGTGGATCAATTCGAGCGGAGCCACGATTCGATTTCGCACCGCCTCGAGGTCCGGTACGTCAAGCGCGAGCTCGTAGAACGCCTGATTGTCGATTACGCCAGCGCCAAGCATGTCCTGCAAGACTTGAATCTTCGCCGCTGGGTTCGTCGGGAACGCCGACGTCGGGAACACCCGAGCGCGAAAGCGCCCCGCCTCTAAGTCGATCTCGCTCCATTGAATTCGCGTCGTTCGCGACGGCCCGTCGCTGCAAATAATCTCGTGATCGGGATACTCGTCGGCTATCTCCGTGTGCAGCGTCACGATCCATTTCGCCAAGTCTACGTAGAGGTTCTCGTAGGCGCGCTCGAGGCCGATGAAGCGCCTCGATTGCACGTCGTTGTAAACCTGGAGTGCGCGCCCGCTGTTGAGGCCCGCCGGTTTCATGCTCGTCGCGGCCAATTCGCTTGCGCCCATGAGCTTGAAAACGCGCTGCTCACACTGCTCAATATAATTTGCAATCTGCGGGTGCATTACCGCAGGCGTCATCTGTTGCGGTGCCGCGCCGTCGTGCTCCACAATGGCGCCGATCTGATTTACCATGTGGGCTTTGATAACGCGGCTTTGGCGGTTGATAAACCACAGCGACGTCGCGTTCAGCCTCAGCGATTCGTTCCACCGGCGCAGCACGCGGTTCAATTCAATCTGCGTCGGCGCTGCACGCTGCACGAGCGACAGCCCCCAGAATCGCCGCATCGGTTTGACGGCGCGAATGAAAACGAAGGGAGGCTCTTTGTGCGCGTAGGGTTGATCGGAAAGCACCACCTCGCTGATGCAGAAAACGTGACGGCCATCCTTTGCGCCAGCCTTCGACGGCAAATGCACCGCCTCGATGGCCTCAAGCAAGTCTTGGCCTCGCGGCCCGTCCGAGAACCACGCCGAGGACGACACCGTTTGCGCCATTTCGATTGCGTCTCGGTGCTCGGGGTACAGCTCGCAGAGCTGCCACTTATCGACGAGATGCCGCACGAAAAACGAGCGCGGAACGACGTCAATCGCGCCTCTGTCGTCCACCAGAAAATTGGGTGGGAATATCCGCTCAATAATGACTTTCGTTTCATCCTCGGGGTCGCGTCGCGGGCGCAATATCCCAAGGCCAGCAATCACGGCATCGCGCGCCGCTTGTTCTGTCAGCTCGTGCACGTTGCAGTGATCAAACTCCGCGTCGCAGAAATACGTCAATTTCCTCGCGCGTTCCTGCTCCAACCAATCGCCGCCGATGGTCACAAACATCGGGCGCGGGCGCGCCTGTGTAATCTCGCTGATTACGGTGTCAACCGCGAGCGCAAGCACGTTGCGCGTCACCTGCGGGTTGCCGCGAAACTCTATCGAGTTCTCCGGTATCGCCGAGTCGTCGCCGTAGAGACAATAACTCTCAAGCATTTGCAACCGGCGCGAACTCGTCACCATATCGACGCGCCGCGCCTCGGCCACTACCTCGGACGCTAGAAGCGAAGATTCAGCGTTCCACCATCGATCATGCGACAAGCTCATGGGCGCATCCTAGCACGGCTCACGGTTTCACCGCCGTCACCGCTCGACGGCGCGGGCTGTGGTCCCAATCGTCCATCCCGCGAGCGGCGAGTCCCTTCAAGTCGGGAGCGTTATCGGCCTCGACTTCGGCCAGCGTGCACCGTCTGACCATGTGCATTGGGTACAACTCAAGTCCCGCCGCGACACCGTAAGGCGTCAGCCGCAGGTCGGGCGCGTAGCTGTCTCGCCGCGCTGGCTCCGTCGTCTGGAGGTACGTCACTTTTGACGTGCTCCCCGGTGCCTCGCATGACTCGCGGAATATGACGCGGGTAATTTTCATGCGTCCACCTTCCGCAATCGAATCCCCACGTGATCCCATTTTGCATCGTCGTCGTCGTCAGGCTCGGTGCCTGTCAGCGCAAAGTCGTCGAGCGCACGCGGGGGCATCGCCACCGGGCCGAGCTCAACCTCGATTTCGCCACTGCGTAGTCGAGTTACCCCGTGCTGTCGAAGCACGTCGAGCATCACGGCCAAGTCGCCCAGGTCAATCCCACTCAGCAAGTTCACTTTCGGTGTCCCCATTCGCGTCGTCTCCTCGAAGCTTGCGCTCCATCTTCTCGGCCTCGGCAACCTCCCAGGGTTCCCACCCGTCCTGTGCCGAGCTTGCACCCTCTATAGGCTCGCCGATTGGCTGCGCCAGCGCAAGCGCCGCCGCAAATGCATAATCGCAGTGACGGCCCGCGGCTCGGGGCAAGTCGATTGTGATTCCGTTTTGCGTGACTTTTTTCCGCACGCGACGAATATCCTCGAGCAGCTCGCGCACCGGGGGCAGTTCGACGCCACCCGAAAGAACGAGCGCGCGCATCGACTCGAAAAGCTCCACTTTGCGCGATGCCGTGATCGCCTCAGAGACGACGGACAACCCGTAACGGCTCCCGATGTCCGCGAGCGCGTCCGCGGCCCATTGGTCCGTTGCAACGCGGGCCACGTTGTAGGGCCGCAGCTCTTCGGCAATCTCGCGGAGCACGTCGTCGGGTGACAGTGGAGCGCCGCGAGCTGCTTGCCATTGCCTTGCCATAACCACCGCGAGCTTGCCGCCGGCCAGGCGCGTGGCCACAACGAGAGTCCACGCATCGCCGCGGGTTGCTGGATCCATCGCGGCAACGTAGAAATGACCCGAAGTGGGGCCGAGCTCAACCGCATCGCGTCTGGTAACGAGCGCCAGGTCATCGGAGCTGAACATCGTGCTTTCGGGGTCCGCGAACTCGCCGAGCACGTCAGTTCTAAACGCCGCGGGATCGCGTCGTCGAAGCTCTTCGCACCTCTCGGGAGTCCAGAAAACCGGGTTCATCGCCGGCCCTACAGCGCGGATGACAATCCTCTCGGGCGTCGGCTTTTGCCAGTGTGCAGTCACGATGTCGAATGCTGGCCCGAAAGGGGCCCAAGGCGAGCCGATGCCGCACAACTGCGCTCCTGGTAGCAGTCGGCCAGCGACCGCGCTCCTAGCGTCATCGAAGTTCACAACGCCTTCGGACCCACCGACCATCCTCGTAAATTCGTCAAAGATTGCGCCCGCGCTCCAACGCGCCACGAGGCTACCGCCCGCCCTTGAACCCGCGACGATTTTGACCTCGACGGCAACGCCCGACGGGTGCGCGAACATAATCGAGTCGCTCGTCGGCTCGCCGCAAGTCAACTTCTTCAACGACTTCGAGGCCGCGACGCGCCCGACGACGTGCCCGTGAACGACGCGCGCCAGGTCTGTTGTGAGGCTCACCACGGAGACGCGCGGCACTTCGCCAGCTCCAAGCAACGACACGTCGCACCGCTGTGTGGCGCACGTTGCAACTGCCGCAGTCAGTAGGCTTTTGCCGCTCCGTATCGGGCCGACGATGTAGATTTCGGCTGGCCTTCGCTCTTCGACTTTGCGAAGCGAGCCGACGCTCCACTGAAACGTTGCGCGCTCGCGAATATCTGCGGCGTAAGCCCGCGCGTTTTTGAGCAGCGGCACGCGTTCGAGGCCAGCCAACGGCTTACCATCGATTAGGCGGCATATCGCAAGCTGTAACGGCGTCGCTGTCGCCAGCCCAAAGCCGTTTGGGGACGTGAGCATCCGCTCAAGCGTGAGCGCCGCGGCGTCAGTGCGCTGATTGCGTTGCGCCGCGAGCTGCTCCAGCCTCGTCTGCGCCACTGTTTGCAAGCTCACCTAGCACCTCCTCGCAAGCGTCACTCAGCCCACGTCGAGCGCACGCGCCAATAAACGCGTCCATCATCGCCTCGCGCTCGGCGTCCAGCTTCGCCGCGTGGCCGCGAACGTCGCCCCACTGCAACGGAAACCTTCGCTCAAGGTACCACGCGAGAGCGCGCCAATCCTCGCGGCCTTGAACCTGAATTGACGCCACGGCCCGGGCCTCACACTCGGCCTCGGCTTTCGCCACCTCGAGGGCGAGCGGAATGAACATCTCATTCCCCGCCTCGGCTTGCCGCAGCCAGTCTCTCAGCGTCGTTTTAGCAATGCCAGCCGCGCCGCACGCGGCGTTTCGTTGCTGCCCTGACCGAAGGGACGCAACGAGGCGCTCTGCGATGTTTGGCGTCAGCTTGCTTGTTCCGCGTTTCAACATGGTGCCTCCAGTGTGGCCGTCTTGCCTGTCAGGTTTTCCCAGCGCTTCACGATGACGTCGCAGTACTGCGGGGATATTTCCATCCCGTAGCATTTGCGGCCTAGTTGCTCGGCGGCGATAAGTGTGGTGCCGGAGCCGCAGAAGGGCTCGTAGACCAAACTTCCATTAGCAGACCATCCTCCGATGAAATGCCCGGCAACTGCGATCGGAAAAACGGCTCCGTGGACAGAGGCATCGTGCCCGCTTGCGGTGGCGTGCTCAAAGACATTCGAGAATGAACCTCGGCTGAAAGAGCACCCAGTAATTTTCCTAGTGGGTTCTTTTTCGCACGACAGCAGCCAAACAAACTCGAAAGCGCTAGTCATAACGCCATCTGCCATAGCTGGTTGTGGATTTGATTTCACCCAAACGGCGATGTCGGTTGTGTGATCTGCGAACTCTCCGAGCAATCCAAGCAGAGAAATCTTATTTCCTGAAAGCATCTGGACGTTGACGGCACACAAGCGAGAAACACCAATTGCCGCGATAATGAATGCACGCATCATTTCGAGCCAGCCGTCGCCGCAGTCTTCGTTGTCGTTGTATGCTAGCGAGCTCCGCGCAACCCACACCGCCGCGGGATCGTCCTCGCTGGCCTGGAGCGTAGGCTGCGCCGCCTTGGCGGCTTTCAATATTTCGTGTCCTCGTTCGGCTCGTGGCTCCCCGCCCCGCTCGATTCGCTTTCGGGCATCGCCTCGCGCTCGTCGAGCGGCAATTCCTCAATCATCTTGTCGAGGCTTCGAGTCGGGCGCTTGCCGCTGGCGTGCATTGCCGCAAGCGCGCAAGCACGATCCCGCATCGACGCCGCGCCAAGCTCATACTCGGTGACGTCTTCGCCGTCCTGGTCGTTCTCGTCGCCCTGGTCGTGCTCGTCGCCCTTGCCAGGTTTCGCGCGTCCGCGTCCGAGTCCGATAACGATGTTCATGCCGGCCATGACGCCAAAGCTACGCCGCGGGGGAGCGCAACGCAAGCGGGACGCTTCGACGTGGAACGACGTGGAACGGCGTGGACCCCCGGGCTACCGCGTCCCTTGCAACTCAGCAATGCGCGCTCGAGCACGCTCAATTGTCGCGGCCCGCAGGTTGCCGCCCGTGGCGAGCAGCTCCTCAAGCGTCGTCTGCGAGACGCGCATGATTTTCGACGCCTCAGTCCGCGACGACGAGAGGTTGACGACGAAACGCCGCTGTTCCTGGGTGAGCGAGCCGGCGCCCGTGACGGTTTTGAGCCTCGCGGCCTGTGGCGTGCGCGTCATCGGCGCGTGTGCTCCTCGTGTGACTCAGCCCAACGGGTGTGCTCGCGGACAGCTCGCTCGCAGTTCGAACACCGCGAGTCAAGCGGGCTTTCGTCGTTGAGCTGGCCGGGGTGCGGTTTCAAACATAGCGTCCGGCGCATGTGCGCGGAATCATAGCAATGCGAGCGCGAAAGTGCGTCGTCTGAGTGCCCCCACCACGCCAATCTGTCAAGAACCTTCGTCATCTCCCGTTAACCCCGCTGCCAAATAAGTCAACAATCTCCGCGCCGTGCATCAGCCGGCGAACCACCCCGGCCCCGTATCGCTCGGCAATCGCCACCCGCGACAGACCCGACGTTGCGATGGTCGTCAGGCCCGCGTCGTAGCGCCTCCCCAGGATAGCTGCGACGACAGGCGACTGGCCCACTTGCGAAACGTGACCGCCCGCGGTGCCCAGTTCGTCAATCACCAAGATGTTAGCGGACTCAGCCGCAAAAAACAGCCCGTCCTTGCGCGCGGATTGCTCGCGAACAAGCGATTCCTCCGACGCCCACACCAGGGTAGGCGGCGAGCCAAAAGCCACACCTGACGCCATCGCCGCCAACCGCGCCGCTTTTGACGCGGCAGACAGCGCCGCGAACACGCTCGAGCTTTTGCCGCAGCCACTCGGACCGATAACGAGCTTCGCTTGGCCAACGACGAACGCCCCGTCGGCAAACGTAAACGGCTTCCAGGGTTCAAGCGCCGCGCGAGTCCGAGGCCAAAGGCGCGAAGTCCACGCTTCGTTAGCCCAGTTCGCCCACTCCCACGCGGGAAGTCCACCAGCGGTAGCCTTGCGCCACTCCGCGAGCTTGGCCCCCCGAGCATCGCGTTCTCGTTCGTCGGCTCGATCCGGTTGCCCGCTGTCGAGCTGCAACCCGCGGATAAAGCCTGCGAAATCAAAACCGCCGCCGTAATCGTCCTCGAAACCGTTCACTTTGCATCCTCCCACGCGAGTCGCCCCGCGGTTATGTTGGTCACGAATCGTTTCAGATCCGGATCGCCTTGAACCAGGTGCTTGCTCTTGCCATTGCCCCGCGGCTTCTGCGGTTCGAGTGCGTCCTTAAACTTCCAGCCCAAGAGGCGCCGCGTCTCGCGCTCCGTCGCCCCGTCCGCGAGCTCGAGCGCCGCCGCTGCGATGGCCTTGCCGATCTTGGCCGCGTCGAGCTGCAACGCAAGCGGCCCCAAGTGGTCTAGCAGCGCCTCGGCTACGTCCCCTCCCAAGTTCTTAAACCGCGACGACGCCGCAAGCGCCGTGGCGATCTCCGCTGCCCGAGGATCCCGAGCAATCGCAACCGGGGGTGCCGCCGCCTCTCGCGCGCCCGCGCGTCTGCTGCTCCCTCTCAGCTCTGCTTCTGCTTCTGAACTGTGCTTCTGAGATCTGAGATCTGCTTCTGCTTGTGTGACGTCACGGTCTTTTGGCGTGACGTCACGCGTGACGGACTGTGACGCGGCTCGCTTGCGATTGCGGTAATCAGCCGCTCGAGTCGCGCTGGTGTGGTCCTTCTCGCGGTACCGGTCAAAGTTCAAGACGATGTACCCGCCGCTGATTCTGGCAAGCCGGCGCCCGTCGAAATCCTGCGATCTCGACTCGGGCTCAGGCGCCGACATCTGCTCCAACGACGCCAACCCCGCCTCGGCCTCGACCACGGCCTGATGAACGATGCCGATCCCGCTCGCCTCGATTAACCCGTACCAGCCTGCCGGTATCGTCCAGCCCGTTGGGGTCAGCGAACGCACCTCAAGTTGCGGCGTGTCCTCCGCGAGCTTGTGCGGCCTCGCCATAAGCAGCGCGGTCACGAACACCGACCGCGCCGCTGGTTGATGCCATAAGGTTGAATGCAGGATCCCGCAGTCCAGCTTTACGAATGCCATGGCGTCACGCTATCACGCCGTGACGCGCCGTGACGACTTTTTCGTCTGCCAGCGCCAACACCAACCGCAACCCGAGCGCCGCCGCCACGCGCTGGATGTTGTCCTCGCGCAGGTTTTTGGCCCCAAGGATCTGCCGCGCCCGCGCCTCGGACACCTCAAGCCTGATGGCCAGATCGCGCACCGAAAGCCCGAGCTCAAGCGCCCTGGCCGCGAATATCCGCGACAGCGGGAACCCGTGCTCGCAGTACGAGCGAAGCCGCTCTGCGCGTTTCGCAAGCGCCGCCCGCGTCGCCTCAACGGACTCATCCATGTTGTCGTTCGTCATTGTAATTTCCTTTCCAGTCCAGAACGGCCACCTCGGCCAGCTCGACAACCCACGGGCGCGGGTCGTCGGCCTCGTCGTCGTCGTTGCCGACGCCGTGAAACGTCACCGATTGCACCGGCACCCATTTGCTCCTGTCAGGGTCGCGGCTGTTGTCGTGGCCCGTTACTGGCCCGAGAACGGTGCGCCGTGAACGCGCTGCAATCGCCCGGCGTAGCTCGCCGCTCGCGTCGTAATCCAGGCTCTCGGCGACGCCGCCGGACGACTGGCTCTCGGCAATGAGGCGCTCGGCTTCGACGGATGCCTCGAGGCTCACAGCGCGCCCCGCAGCTTTGCGTCGCGGCGCGCAACCCGCGCGGCCTCGGTGGCGAATTGGGCGGCGATGAAGGCATCGTACGCCGCCGGTGCTTTCGGGCCGGTGGCCGCGGCGAGGTATGCGGCGTAGGCCATGGCCTCAACGCATTGAGCGAGGCTGTACGCTGCGTCCTCCTCGCTTTCTTCGTCCTCGTCTTCCTCCTCCTCTTCGTCATCGTCGCCATCGTCGTCCTCGGATGCCGCTGCCTCCCGCCCGAGGGCCGCGCGGAGTTCCTCCCGCAGCGCATCTACGTCGAACTCGGATGTGGCGAACCCCCATTCCTCCAGAGCCCTTTGAAGCACCAAATACTCGAAGTCGTCCGCGTCGTCGACAGCGACCAAACGACCAACCAATAGGTCGGCAACATGGTCCATAACAATTGACTCGACCAGGAACAAGTAAGCGCGGTTCACGACTCCACCCCGATTCTGACGCACACGCACCAGCTGCCGTGCTTGTTTTCGCCCCAGTAACAGCCGCCGTCGCCGTCGCAATTATCGTCGCATTTTTGCGAGAGCACCGAGCGCACTGCCTTGCTGTCGCCAATCTTAATGACGCGGATTTCGTCTTGGCTTTTGCCGATTGCGTTTTCGACGGCCTCGGCCGCGGCGGCGGCGTCGTCGGCGGCGTCGTCGGCGTCGGCGTCGGCTTGCGCTTTGGCCTCGATTGCGTCAACAAGCTCGGCAAGCGCGCGATGGTGATGCGCGCACCACTCCTCGGGCCGCTCGCCCTTCATGGCGAGGTCTTCGTCCCACGTTGTGGCCTCGGACTGGTCGAGCCAATCGTCGAGGCCGTCGTTGCGACCAATCTGGTGCCCGTCGGCCAGGTCGTGCTCGGCGACGGTTGCGGCGACGCCCTGGGGCAGGACGGCGGCGAGGTATTGTTCGTAAGTCCAGGTTTTTGCGGTGGTGGTCATGTTCGTTGTCTTTCTTTGTTGCGAGCGGCGCGGTGTGGCCAGCTCGTAAAAAGACCATAAGCCCTGCCCTCGTTCAGCGCAACATAAAACTTCTACCTTGCGTCACTTTATCGCGAAACCGTGCTTTTTCATTGGCGAAACGGCGACGCTTTTTTAGCTTAACCTTGCGCCGCAATTGTAATCAGCACCGACGGCTGGCCTTTTGACTGGCTATATTCCCAGCGATACCGCGCGCTCCCGTCGTCAAGGCCGAGCGCATCGGCCACGCCATCGCGGACGGCTTTTAAAGCGCCTTGGAGGTTGTCGCTGTCCAGCGTGCGAGGGGACACGCGCACGAGCTCGGCGCGGATGACGCCGCCGAGAGCTGCCAGCGCCCGAAGCTCGCGGGCGTAGGGCAGCAGTGCGAGCCGCGCCGCGAGCCGCTGCCCCTGGACGCGCTTGGCCCTCCTGGCCCAGTGCTCGCGAAGGTTCGTCGTGCTCGGCGCGGGGATGCGAAGCGTCACCGAAATCATCGCGCCGCCTCGATTCTGTCCAACGCCGCGAACGCCTCGAGCTGTTCTTCCCGCAGCCACGCCCGGGCAGGGATAGCGCCGCCCGTCCAAGCTTCAATCGCGAGCGCGTGACGCCAGCTCGGACGCCGAATTCCCGCGAGCCACAAATGGACGGCAGTGCGCGTAACCCCGAAGATGCGCCCCATCGCGGCTTGGCTCGTGTTCGTTTTGACTAGGTATTTACCTAGCTCTTCGTTTGCAATGCGCTTTTTTCTTGTCATGATTGTCAACCGAGGTTAACATCCTTTTCGTCAGCTCGCAATGAGTTGACGCACCATCACCTTTACCAAGGACTTCACCATGATTGACCTCACCGGCCGCGCTTTTGCGCGTGCCTACCGCCCCGGAACCGCCATTGCGCTCGCCGTCCGCTGGAACCCGCCCCGAGCCCCTGGGAGCGCGGGCAACCGCCGCCACGAGCGCCCTGACGCCGCTCGCGTGGCCCCTGCGCCGCGCGAGTACGTCGTCGCCCTCGTCGGGCTGACGCTTGCGAATCTCGCCCTCGTTGCGTTGTGCGCGTTTGGAAGTGTCCGATGACGCGCGACGAATACGTTAAGGCCGAGGCCCGCGCTGTCCAAGCCTGCAGTGTCGCCGCGGACGCCCATGATCGGGCTTACGGGGCGTATGAAGCCATCCGCTACGTCGGCTCCCGCGCGGCCGTGGAGGACGCCTACACGGCCACGTTGACCACCCGCGCAGTCTACGACGCCGCGAAGGCGTGGCGCGACAATACCGGTTGGCGTCGCCCAACGTTGCGAGGTGCCCGATGAGCCCGCAACGCGAGCTGGACGCGCCCTTGATTCGCTTCGGCCGCGCGGTCATCGACCTGCAGCGCGTGCCCCTCATCCCGTACGCCGAGCGCGACGAAGAAAGCATCGCGCTTTTGTGCGACGCGACGACAGAGTGGGCCGCGTCACTGGCCGTGGTGACCGCCGTGGCCGTCGAGCGCGCACTCGCGGGAGGTCGCGAGTGAGCACGCTAATTGTTGATTTCAGCGCCGTCTTTTGGCGCCAATGGCACGCGAGCGGGAACGAGGCCGTGAATTTTGCGCGTCAACGCACCGTCGGGCAGATTCGCGCCCACGCCGTCGAAGCCCGCGGATTTCCTTTGGCCCCGCGCGCGGGGGCCGTCATCGCTCTTGACGCCGGCAACAACTGGCGGCGCAAACTGTGGAGCGGCTACAAAGCGACGCGCCCCGAAAAAGACGCGCTCGCGCTCGAGCAGTTGCGTCTCTGCGAGCAGGAGCTGCGCGCGGAAGGCTACCCGCTCGTGCGCCTTGACGGGTACGAAGCCGACGACGTGATCGCGTCGCTCGTGGCGTCGATTGAAGGCCACAAGACAATCTTGACGGCTGATAAAGACCTCCTCCAGCTCCTCGGGCCGGAGTGCGACATGTACCACCTCGCCCGCGATAAATACGTATTTGACCTCGACGTGAAAAGCGAGCTTGGCATTGAGCCAAGCCAGGTTGCCGAATGGTTGGCACTCGCGGGGGACGCGAGCGATAACGTTCCCGGGGTCGTCGGGGTCGGCCCCAAGGGGGCCGCGAAATTGCTGGCAAAACACGGCGACCTCGCCGGGATTTACGCCGCGCTCAACACGGAAGGGGCGTTCACACCCGCGCTCGACAAAAACCTACGCGACGCTGCGAGCCGCGCCGACTGCCCAATCTTGATGAGCCTCGAGCTCGTCAAGCTCACCCCGAAACGCGCGATGGCGTGCATCACTCCCGAATTGCTCGCGGCAATTAAAGCACCGCGAATACCGAAACCCAACACCGCAACCGAAACAGAAGAAAACATGATTCAAGAACACGAATTTGAACCCGAGGCCGCGGCGCTGCCAGAGCCACCTAAAACCCTGCCGCACCAACACGAGGTGCCAATCATCGATCGCGCCCCCGAAACGCCGGCAGAGCGCGCCCTGGTCGTGCTACCGCGCGACTGGACGCGCCAGCTCGAGCCAATCGATTCGCGCTCAGCCTACGGCTTGGCTAAAGTCGTCGTCGCGTCGCGGATGTTTCCCGCGTATGGCGCTCCCGAGTCCGCGCTGTTGGTTCTCATGGCGGGCCGCGAATTCGGCCTCGGCGCTATGGCATCGCTCAGGTCATTCCACATCATCGAAGGCAAGCCCACAATGAGCGCGCAGGCCATGATGGCGCGGTGTTTGGAGCATCCGAGCTGCGCGGAGTTCCGTGTGGTGCGGAGCGAGTGCAGTAACGAGCTTGCGACTGTGAGCGTGCGCCGCGTCGGCTGGACTACGCCCGAAATCTACACGTGGAGCGCCGACGATGCGAAGCGTGCGGGCCTTGCTGGCCGGGGCAACTGGTCGAAGTACCCGCGCGAGATGCTAATCAATCGCTGCATCGCCGAGGCCGCGCGATTCACTTGGCCCGAGGTTATGGCGGGTGTGTACGCGCCCGAAGAATTTGGCGGTGCGTCGTGAGTGCATTGAAACCAAAACCGAAACCAAGGCCTCGGCCAAAACCGCTCTACAACCAAGGACAGAACCATGAATAAAAGCCAGCTTGAAGCGGTGCTTAAAGCCCACGCGCTGTGGCTTTGTTTCAAACAAGGTTGTGCCGCGGACTTGAGCTTTGCAGACTTGCGTGGCGCGGACTTGATTGGCGCAGACTTACGCAACGCTAATTTGAGCTGCGCGGACTTACGCCGCGCTGATTTGAGCCTTGCTAACTTGGACGGGGCTAACTTGGACGTGGCTAACTTGGACAGGGCTAACCTTTATGGCACAACCCTTGACAACACATGCCACGAAAAGTCTGAATTTGATTACACAAAAGGAGGCAGCGAGTATGTTTGTCTAAAGCTCACTGCCCTATGCTTAGATGAGGACACATGAACAAAACCACACTATTTGGGCGGCTCGGGCGTGATCCCGAGTTGAAACAAGCGGGCAACACAAGCTTGCTCAAATTCTCAATCGCGACGACGGAGCGCATCAAGAAAGGCGACGTGTGGAGCGACCACACCGAGTGGCATAACGTCATCATCTTCGGCAAGCGCGGCGAGGCGCTGGCGAAACACCTGACGAAAGGCTCGCAAGTTGTCGTCGAAGGCTCGCTCAGGACGTCCTCGTGGGAGAAGGACGGCCAGAAACACTACAAGACCGAAATCAGCGCGAGCGACGTCCACCTCGTGAGCGCGCCCCGCGAGCAGGGCCAGGGACAGGGCCGAGGGCAGTTGCGGAGCTTGCCGCTGCCCGGGGTGTCTATCGTCGGTGGTGGTGACGATGGCTTTGGCGGCGACGACATTCCGTTTTGAGGCTAACACAATGAGAAAAACGCCCACACCGATTGACGACGAGATTGAAATCCCAATGCCTCAGGATAAGGAGCGTGCGGGATGGCTCGACACGACGGCCTGCGGGGAATGCAACGGGAGACCCAAGGAGTACTCAGCGGCTTGCGCGAAATGGCACGAGTGCAAAAGTTGTGCTCCTCCCGTTCCTCGACCCCCGATGACAACGTGGGAGCTTGACGCGGATTGGTTCCAAGCAATAGCGAGCCAGTTGCGCCAAGACCCTGTGCACTCTGTGCCACGGTTAGACCCAGACATTCTGTACGAGCAGCTAGGCTATTTGAGAGAAGGCCGCGATTTTTGGCAAGAGGCCGCGGAGAAGGGGTATCAAAGAATCCGCACGTTGACGCGCGAAAACCAAACGATTCGCGCGTCGTTTAACGAATGGAAGGCCGACGCGGAATTAGCCGAGGCGCGAGTTTTGGAGCTCGAAGGCTACGCCCCGCCAAAGGAGCAAAAAGGCACCGGCTAACCGCGCACCAGCCGCAGGAATAGCTCCCAAGGCCAGCGCACGTCCCCGACGCCTCCCGGGTCAACGTGCGTTGATTTCTTGAACGCCGCCCCAACTGCCGCGTGGCTCGTGATGCCGCGTTTGCCGGCGAGAAGGCCGGCGGCGTCCACGCGCTCGAGTGGGATATCCCAGCGCTTGCAGATTGCGCGCACAAGCTCGGCTGCGCGCACAACGACTCGGAGGCCATCCTGCGGCCCGTCACCATCGCGAGTCCAGTCCGTCTTGTGGGCTTGCCCGACGAGTTCGATTTGGATGCCGGTGGCGTTCGCGCCCGGTGCGGCCCATGCGACGTCGTGCTCGATGACGCACTGGAAGGTTTTCTCAGGCCCGACGACGTAGTGGGCGCTCGCTTGCGGCGCGTCTTGCCCCGCGAACCACAAGGCGACGTTTCGCGCGGTGCCGACGGCGATGGGATTTTCCGTGCTGTGCAGCACTACCCAATCGACCTTGGCGCGGTTTGATTTTGTGTAGTTTTTGGCCAGGATTGTGGCCGACTTCGCTCGTTCCGCAGGCTTCGGTGATGGTGGGG